CTGATACTGATGATACGATGAGTTACTTTGCTAAGTTAGCAGCGGAAGCTTAAGAGTTATTAGTAGTGCTACGAACCCCTCTTTATGAGGGGTTTTTTTACGCCCATAGTTCAGTGGATAGAACAACTGCCTTCTAAGCAGTAGGTCACAGGTTCGAATCCTGTTGGGCGTACCATTAATTAAAAATTCAATGCCTGAGTTCTAAGGCTTTGGAACATATCACCGTAAGCACCAGATGTATAATTAATAATATTTGTGTTATTAATATTTGTATCTGCCTTATTTTGCGATTGTCCTAAAGCTTGTGCTATTACTCTTTCATCTTCTCGTTTAATGAATTTTGCCTGCAACTCTTCACTGCTATTGAATGCTTGTTGGTATTTCTCAATAACCCTTGCCTTTTCAGCCTTACTACCAGCCCAGCGTTCTCCAGTTATAGGATTTATTGCTGAAGACACCATCGCGTTCTTTAATGCTTCTCCATATCTTAGCTGCAAGTTCTTTTGAGATAAACCTTCAGAGCTTGCCATATCACCGGGGCTAATACCCAAAAACTCTAAAAGCTTAGGGTGAATCATACCCTTTATCCAATTACTTAATCTTTTTGGGATTTCAGTAACCCAATCAAACACAGCAGTCGGTGCACTTGAAATTGCAGTAAACATGTCGCCAATAATATCGAATGTTTTTGATATAAAATGAAATGGCAGAGCAATAAGTTTACGAATAATTTCAGCAAAGCTAAACTCTTTTATTATGTTAAGGGCTGTAATACCTATCCCATCGCCCATGATTTTTCCATTTGCATCAGTTTCTAAACCAAATCCCTTTGTAATTAACCATACAGCACCGTTCTTAACTAAGTCAAGTAATCCACCAAAGATATAACCTAATACACCACCGACACCTTCAGCAAGTACAGTATACCATTTAGAACCTTCTTTCTCAGCTTCAGCACTACCAGCTTTAAACCCTTCAAACATACCAAATATTAATGTGACAGGCCATAAAATTTTACTAAGTAATTTAACAAATGGACTATTTCCAAGAGCTTTAATTGTTGCCATTAATCCTTTACCAACACCACCAGCTAAAAATCCAGAAACTGCAGAACCCGCTCTTATTAACGGACTAAGTACCTTGCCAATATTAGATGTTATTGTTTTAAAGAATCCTGCGCCAAAACCACCAGCAAGACCTAACTTAAAAGACTTACCTTTACCACCTCGGGTAAATGTATTACCAAGTTTTTTACCATCTACTCCTAGACCAACAGCCTTATAGGCCCTGGCTTTTAACGCCAATAATTGATTACCAACAAACGTTTGCAGAGCAGCAAAATTAAGTAATGTTCCACTTTTAAAACTCTTAGCTTTTTCTATTGGTTTTCCAGCCTTGTCATAACCAAACCACTTGTATATTGTGTTTCTAAATGCCGTGGCCCTCTCTCCAACCTTAGCAAAACTTCCTGTCCATTTACTTACTGCTTTAAGACCTTTAAGAGCTTTCTTATGCCATAAATTAAAACCTTCTTGAGCTAAATAAACTGCAGCTGCTGTAGCTAGGAAGAAAGTCCATTTGGCCTTGTCCCACATATCAGCCATAAACCCGTCTTCTTTTTCTCTTTTACGATATCCTTGTAAAGAACTACCAGCTAAAGCTAAGGGAGATGGGGGTCTTTCGCGTTTGTTTTCAGCTTTGTCACGTCGGTCCTGCATCCTCCAGGATTTAGCCATGTCGTTTCCATTCTCTAGAAAATCAGCAATTCTATTAGAAGATTGTAATATAGCTCGTTGTATTGGACCTTTAACACCATCTTTACGTGCTTCAGTTGTAAGAACACCGGCTTGTCCAGCTAAGAACCTTCTTTGGAAATCTTCTGACCCACTAATAACACCAGCTTGTTGTTCATTAGCAACTTCACCCATTGCCTGCATTTTCTCAGCGCGCTTAGCTTCTTCAGACTCACGCAGTCTATCACGCACGCTGAGTTGATTCTGCTTTCGTAAAAGCTGAACTACTTCACTTAGTAATGTTTCTTGAGTTTTTCCCGCCATAGCTTTATCCTAGTTTTTACTTTTAGCTTCTTGTCTTCTATTCTCTTCATCAATATGTTCATGTAAAAGGGCTATATAAATCTCCCTCTCCCATGGCATCATATTATCCAAATCGCTCAACGAATAATTATGATGTTGCATCATTGCAAAATTCATTTTTATATGATTCGCAATATTGTCATGCGAAAGGGCTATATAAAAAAATCAGATAGACCTTTTAACTCCTGCTTGTTTTTATGTCCACAAGTTGCACAAACATATTCCATCTTATAAGTTAGGGCCGGAGCCTTTTCCATAAATGAAATTATCATTGCAAATTGATCACTATTTAAACTTTCAACAAAAGTAACAACTTCTTTATGACTAACATCTTTAGCAGCAAATGTATCTTCACCGCTGTAAATTGTTTCAATACATTTGGCCACTGAATTAATAACAGTATCAGTTTCACTTGTTCTCTGAGCTTGAGTTAATGAATCGTTGATGCCAAGGTATTTTAAATCAATACTAATATCATCATTAATTTTAATACGGTTATTAGCCTTTTCTTCTAGATTACTTACTGTTACATTTTCTAAGTTAATCTTTTGTTCAGTCACACCATCACATTCTTCAACTTCACATTTCATTTTAAGTTTAATGCCTTCACCCACTGACTTACTTCGTAGGGTTATAAACATAAACTCAACATCAAATGTTGTTAGTTTTTTAAAATCAATTGGTGATTCTACACAAGCTTTAATAACATTTAAAACTGCTCTTTCAATAGCGGCTTCATCTTGCGATTCAATTGCTATTAATAGAATCTTCTCTTCTTTGACCACGTATGGTCGGTATGTAATACTCTCGCCTGTAGAAGGCACAATCATATCATACTTTGGGGTTGCAATAATTGGCAACATATCAATATTTCTCCATATTTAAAATTATAATAATCTATTAAACGTACTTAACGTATCTCTTCCTATTCCTAACATGCGACCTACCACATCTTCGAATCCATCTATTAGTCCAACACTTCTAAAGTTATCATACTCCCATGTGATAGACAACTCCATTAAACCTTCTGAACCACTACTTAGTTCAATTGCGCCAACTTGAATAGGATACGCATTTTCTAGCTTAATAGTATATCCAGGAACAACATCATTAGATGCTGATAATTGTTGGATTGTTACATCAGTGCAATAATCTTGTTTATAAAAAGCTTTATAGTGCGAGCTTGATGTATCTATAATCATTTCCTGCCACATATCAAAATACTTTTTAATATAATAATCATTCGTTAATAAGAATGTCATAGTGACTTCATCTGTTGCCGCTGAATACGGTTTCTTTGTATTATGATGATTGTGCGTAGCTTCCGTAGTCATAATACGTTTACCAGGCATTGTACAAGATTGACATAATAAAAACATATCTCTTGGATCTTGTATGAAATCACCAATGTTTACACCATCGCCAGATATTAAATTACTTAATAGCGTTGCTGGATTAAATCCTAATAAGCTATTCATACTTTTTGAAGGATGAGTAACATATACACCAAATCTATTGCCGCGTGCTACTCCACCACGACGATTGATTGTTGACTTCATTGTATCTATGCTTACAGGTAATGACATTAGTATTTAGTCCTTGAATCAGCCCAAACCTTATTCGCACTAGCTTTCTTGAATGATGCTGTTTGTAAAAATATCGCAATATTCCACTCCGCTGCATTTACTTTCATAATACTTGAAGTAACATTGGGTGTTAAATAATGCTTAAAGCACGGTTTAAAGTACTTATAATTCTTTGTCGCTTTTAATAAATCATATGTAATCTTCAATCTAGTGGTTGCATTATACTTTTGATTAGATGCTGTATCATTTAATTTATCTAAAAAGATAGCACGAACCTTAGGTGGTAAGTAATGCAAGTTAATAGCATGAAATCCACCAGGAGCCGAACCAACAATAATGGCCAATGGGAATGTATCGTAGTATGGCAACGTTGCTTTAAGCTTCGGATTATATGTATACATAACCATATCACCTGGAGAAACCTGAGCCTGCTTTCTTAGTCTATCATCTTTTAGCATTTTTCCCGGACCAATCTTGCCGAGCTTCGCTACGTTGTTAGCAAACCAATCAGATGCTTCTTTAGATCGCTGCTGAAGACCTTTACGGAATGCTTCTGCTTCTAACTTGTCAAATAAACTAGCCACTAAAAGTCTCCATTAGTTGCGGACCGAATGCTGTCATTGTATATGATATAGCACCAAGAGCTACTATACCTAACAATAACCATTTCATTTTGAAATCATCAACCATCATTTTAAAGCCAATAATCTCATTGCCTAAAATGCTAACTGAAATTTCTAATTTGCCTTCTTCTTCTTTATTCATAACTATATTTATACCTTTTTCTTACGCTTACTTAAAGTTTTCCATATTCTCTTACCAGTCTTTGTTGTGCTCACTTTGTAGCCAACTGTCATGGTTCTTATACCCATAGCTTCCAATTCATTCTCGGTCCATATCTGGAACTCATAACCTCTATCATCACAATACTTTCTTGCGTATTCCCACTTAGATGTATTCTTCATGAATCTTAATGCTTCATTTAGCTTCTGTCTTTTAGGCGGTAGGGTTTGAGCATGAGGCTTAATTTCGACCACCAGCGTACGACCAGACTTGGTTCGTATAGTAAGATCAATAAAGTATCTATGAGGCTTACGGTCTGTTGAGCAGATGTATGGTATAACAGTCTCCTCACTTTGCCACCACTTAACCCATGCCGCGTCGTCTAAATGCCGGAAAGCATTCCTTTCCCACAAAGATCTATAATGTATCTTATCGACATCGCCATTATATTTCTCAGGATGCTTCGGCTTCCATTTACCTGAATATGTTTTTTTCATACAACTATTTATATAATCCGTATAAATAAGTATTATACAAG